GAGTCACATATTCTACAGTGGTACATTCGCTTGCATCAAATGAAACAAACCATGACATCGTAGAACTGTCAAACTGTATTATGTCATTTGCTTCAGCAACTAAATCGCCCCATGCTACTGTACTATTACCTTCACTACCTATATCTTCAACGATTAGATATCTTCTACCGTTAATAGGGCCTGGAAGTCCTGCGTTTGGACCAGTTAATTGAGGATTAATGACGCTATCTACCGGATTGAGTGTGTTTTGAGGTAGCGTGTCAGGATCTATATTATAGATTAGTAATCTATCATCGACAGGATCAGGCACTATAGTTCCAACAATATCATTTTCCATATATGGATTCTGTAACCAAATTTGACTAATACCTGGCTTCCACGCCCCATAAGCATTCAGTAAACTAGTCCAATACAAATCAGTGTTGGGAGGTGAAGGGTCATTTAAATCTGTGTTAGGTGGGTAGAATGCTTCATTGGCAGGTAATAATTGTAATTTGTTTCCTATCAATAATACTTTGTAACCAAAAGGACTTATTTTCTGTCGTGTTCCTAATAATAAATCTTCATCTTGTATGTCTTGTAGTGCTGTACCTTTGTAAATGCTAGCGATAATTTTATGTATGACGCCCATTTTCTTGAGCTTGCTGCTAGTACTGATCCATATAGGAATATAAAACTTCCAGCTTAAAACATCTATTGGATTTCCTGTGCCTATAGGAATAGTGCGTGAACTAAAAGTTAATCCGTCTTGATAAACTACTGTCAATGATGTCCAGTCAACAAAGTTATCTGTGCTTTGTATTTCTAAACTAGGATTGAAAATCGTTCCTAATTGTTCGATTAATTCTAATTTTTGATTATAGTTTGTTGTCCAAAAATCTACTTGTAGTCTAAGCGTATAAGGAACAGGCATAAGACGTTCGATTGTAAATGCCTGACCTTGTGTATTTTCGTATGATTCAGTTTCATTATTGTAGGCGCGCTGTCTTACTTGTAGCTTTTCAACGAAGAAAGGTTCTTGTGTACGTTTCTGATCGTACTCTAAACCTGTGATAAAATAAGTTATCATCGGTGCGCTAGGCAAAGAACTTGGACTATTATTTTGTATAATCGTCTGAACCTGTCTACTTTGATCACCATACATCACAGGTACACGAACAAGAATATCATTGCCGTTGGGATCTTTGCCTTTAGTCACATACCAGTTACTAAAGATTTTCGCAAACTGTAATAAGAATCTGCGTATCTGATTGTCGTAAAAAAATTGTGCCATGAATTACTCTATTGGTGGTATATTGTCAGGAGCGATGTCCAAAATACTTGATAATGGTTGCGCCGATGGAATCACCTTTTCAGAATTATTAAAGTATATATCTGATTGATTGTTGATGAATCCCGAAATTTGTGATTGATCTGTATTTGTGAATCCTGTCTCTGTTCTAACATTAGTTGAGATTCTTACCCAAATTTGTCCATCCCAACGGTATAATATTTGCGGAAAATAATCTATACGTAAAAAGTAATCTCCCACTTGAGGGTTTTGTGGGAAAGCGATACCGGCGCCGCTCGGTAAGCCGTTCGGAGGAATCGCATCACCTGTCAGATAACCTGCGCTGTATCCAAAACTACGAGGACTTGCGCGAGTGATATATTGGAATGCAGGATCACAGTCAGCACGCCAGTCCATCTGTGTGCTAATCGTTCCAGTAAATCCTGGCTGTGTAGGATCAGCATCAGCAGTAGCATAAGTATTATCCGCTGTACCGTATGGCCCAGTAACTGGGCCCATTGATTGTACTGTTAGATACTTGTCACCTTGCAATGCTCTTGTACCTGAACCTTCTTTTAACACATGCGGTTTAGTTTCACTTACTTCTAAATTAGCCTGAATAAATTTATCAAACTTATCTGACAAATCGCTGTCAGCAGTCATATCCCAAATACTTTTGATAACGTCTTTGCTGATTCTTAAACCGACACTAGGATTTTTAAACTTGGGGTTACGCATATAAACTACCGTCGCGTAACTTCCAGTTTGTGGCGCGCCGCCGCTATAAGTAACTACATTAACAGGTGGAGCTGGCTGATCTAATTTATCAGATAACACACCATTACTTTGGTATATACCATATGTAGGAACAACATATAGATCATTATTGTTGTATCCTGCTTTAGGTACAATACGCTTTGCTTCTTGTAGTTGAGCATCGTTGACTTGTAAATTTTTATTGTAAGTTGATAAAATGTCTTTTAGATTTTGTTCTGTACTTAATTTCCAATATTCCTCATTAGGCGGTGCTATGCCGGCAGGAACTTCTTTTATTGATTCATAATTCTTGTCGCCGTAACTGATAATATATCCAGGCGGATAAACTTTATTCTTGTCCCAATCTCCAAGATAGTTGTCTTGATTGATTGGCTCTTTGAGTATGTTGCTAAATTCTTGGCTATCAACTAATGGCTCACACTTGATGCGCCATAGATGTGGATACCAAGTTTGACTAAATCCTTCACTTGCGAAGTTTGCGTCTGTAATCTGATAGAAACGTTTTAGCGCAACCGGTATCGTTTCATTAAGAGGATTATAATCAAGCAAGTGCGGTAGTTCAAGAACGTCGCCCACCATAAGTTTTCTACCAACGATGTCGATCATGTCATTGTAGTGAACGGTTATGAAAATTATGTCATTATTCAAGAATAAGCCGAATTGGCTTAGATCGAAATCTAGGTTCTGTACATTATAATGACCACGCAATCTATAAATGTTCGTGTCGTACTTCCTATCACGATTTTCTAAAAACAGTAAGTCCTGTATCTGTAATGGATCTGGACTTATATATTGGGGTTGTGTATAGTCTACGCTGGGGGTCTGAGCGACTGGACCTATGTATTTGTGAATATATAAATCCGTACCACCAACAGTAAATTGCTCTGAAATTACCTTATCAAAGTACTTATAATCGTTGGATTTTGTTGGATGATACAGCGACAGTTTGGGCATAGTAGTATTTAGTATAAAAATCAATGACTTACAAAGGTATTGACTTTAGCCCTGTTTTAGCGTAAAATATATAAATTAGTGAAACAACGGAGTTGTCATGGTAAAGCACAAAGTAGAAATTAGAGAGTTGAAGCCTAAAGACTTTGACTTGAAGCACATAGGTCCCGAACCCAGTTTCAATGCTGATTTGGTCGCGACTGATTGGGAACTCGCTAAAGCGTTCAATTGGTATAATCATTTTTACGATAACAAGGACGCTAAAGAATTCATCGCCCAATATTTAGATGTTGCGGGCAAGCAACAAGTTGCTAAAAGCATACGCCGTGTCAACGATAGGCATGTCAAGACCACTTATGGTTGGCTAGCGCGTTGTATCCTGAGGGGAAGTGTAGTGTCAAACGACACGTTGGCTAAACTTCAGAGTGAGGTTGATCGTCTTGTGTCATTCACAACGGTCGATACCTCTGACGAGGAAGCCCCTGCTAGCAATCGCCCCAATGTGCAGGAGATAATGCGTGAGCGCACTCAGCAAGTTGGTGGTGAACTTGAGGGTCTATGGGATGATTATCTGAAGTCTGGTGCTGGTAAGGAAGGCATCAAAGCTATGGACTTGTTGTCTCAGCGCAACATTCTCCCGCAACATGTACCTATGTTGGTCAGCGCGTGGGAAGGTAAGTTGTATGAGTACGAAGAGGTCCTTGCAGGTAAGGACGAGCAGTTGAATGAAGCCTATGAGCGTTTTGGTAAGGTTCAGTTGAAGAACATTATCAATACTATTCAGACTGTCATCGCTGATCTCAATGCGTATATCAATCTCAAGAAGGCTGGCAAGAAGCCCCGCGCTAAGAAGCCTGTGCCGGTTGAGAAGATTGTGAAGCGTCTCAAATATCTCAAGAACTTCAAGTTGGAGAAACTTGAACTTGAGAGTGTAAGCCCGACTAAACTTCATAACTGTAGCGAGGCTTGGGTCTACGACACTAAGAAGCGCAAACTTCATCACTATGTTGCTGACGAGTACACTAAGAGCATTAGCGTCAAGGGCAATACTGTAGTTGGTTTCTGTACTAAGGAATCAGAAATCAAAACTCTACGTAAGCCCGAACAGCAAATCAAAGAGATTATGGGTAGCAAGCCTGCTGCACGTAAATTCTTTGATAACATCAAGGCGGTATCGGCAAAGCCGAACGGTCGCTTCAATGCGAATATGATTATCTTGAGGGCATTTTAATATGAGTAAATATGAGTTTGATCCAATCGAAGAACGTATGCGAACATTGATGACGGTAATTGATACCGCTATCTTGTCAACGAATGATCGTAATGATCAATTGATGTTGGCATGTGCTATGATGCAACGCACAAGAGAAATCTTTGATGCTACGTTAGGTGAGAATGGACGACGACAGATGTTTAAGGATTTAGTATGAGCCAAGTTGATCTAAACAAATATAAGGATTTCGTAGAGGCAGTCACTAGCAAGCCTAGTCAAGACCTAACTGAGTTTATGAATCGTCTTGATCGCATCGACGCTAATTATGAGTCATATGGTCCAGACGGTGAATATGTTCATGGTCCAGATATCAATGTACCACTATTGCTTTGTGGTGCTATTGGTCTTGGTAGCGAGACAGGTGAGTTTCAAGAAATCGTAAAGAAGATCGTGTTTCAGGGCAAGCCCCTTAATGAAGAAGCACACTTTCATATGAAGCGTGAACTAGGTGATATCATGTGGTATTGGATCAATGCTTGCCGCTCATTGGGTCTCAATCCAAATGATGTTATAGCAGAGAACGTAAAGAAACTTGAAGCGCGTTATCCGGGCGGCAAGTTTGACGTTTACCATAGCGAGAATCGTAGAGCAAACGATCTTTAAATTCAACTATGAGTAAGTTTCGGCTAGCGACAATAGGTTGCTCTCATAGCAGTTACTATGCAGGACTTCCTTGGCCTGTACCATTGTCACAAATTATTGATGCTGAACTACATATGGCATATAGTGCCGGTGCAGGAAATGAAATCAACACTTTAAAAATTCATGAATTGTTGGATCGCTATAATCCAAATCTTTTGGTAGTGCAATTAACAGACCCTAACCGATTTATTGTCGGATTAGATTACCTGTCATCACATGAAAGTTTTCCTTATGAAGATTTAACAGGACCCTTTAATCATAAATTAGTTAACTTTTATACATTCAATCATACTGAAAACATACAAAATTTACAGCGCATGGTAGGAAAAAAATTTCATAATGATCTTGATCAGTTTATTAAAGATAATGTTATTACAAGTGAGTATAATTTAGATCATAAGATAGTATCTACTATGCTAGCGATGGATAATTTAGCAAAAATATATAAAATACCTTTAGTATTTTTTGCATGGACACTTGACATCACAAAGCATCTAAAAAAGCACGGATATCAAAAATTAGTAGATAATTTTAATATAGTGCCTTCTTTTGTTGAAGAATTCGTCAGTCACAATGATCTTAAACCTATATCTACCGGAATTACAGCAGGTCATCACGATACAAAAAATCATATAAGGATAGCGACCGAGTTCGTTCTTCCTTACTTATTATCTAAAAAATTAGTTCCCGAACCCGTAAAGAATATAGCTGACCTCTACGAGAGTCCCGTATAAATAAGATAGTATCGGGAAATAAATCATGTCAGCGGACCCACTTTCAGTTCCAACAAATGCTAATCTACAGCAACTAAAAGAAACGATGTTCAATAACCTAAGATTGCGCTTAGGTGGTGACATCATTGATTTAGAGTTGGACCCACAGCACTATGAAGCCGCTTACGATTATGCTATTAAAATTTATCGTCAACGCGCTCAAAATGCTACTATTGAAAGTTACACGTTGATGACTATCATAAAGAATGTTGATACATATACTCTTCCCTCTGAGTACATCAACGTTCGCGCCATTTTTCGTAGAACAGTAGGTCTAGAAACTGGTCCAAGTTCGACATCATTTGATCCATTTAGTAGCGCGATATTAAACACCTATCTCTTGAATTATAACTATACAGGTGGCATGGCTACATATGATTTCTATGCGGGCTATGTCGAGTTGGCAGCCCGTATGTTCGGTGGTTATGTGACATATACATTCAACCCTGTAACAAAAGTATTGCGTGTTGTGCGTGACTTTAAGGGTACCGGCGAGCGTGTATTGATCTGGGCTGATATGATCAGACCAGAAACAGAATTATTACAAGATCCGGGTGCAGGTGTTTGGATCGCTGATTTCATATTAGCACAATTAAAAATTATTATCGGTGAAGCCCGCGAGAAGTTTGGAACTATTGCTGGACCGGGCGGTGGTACTACCCTCAATGGCGGTAACATGAAGGCAGAAGGCAAGGCAGACCAAGAAAGATTGCTTGAAGATTTACGCAGATATCAAGATTACAGTCAACCATTAACTTGGATTCAAGGTTGACATCCCCTTAAAATTTTATTATACTGTATACATGATTGTAGGTATTGCTGGTTTTATTGGAAGCGGCAAAGATACTATTGCCGATTATCTAATCACGTTTAAGGGTTTTAAACGTATGAGTTATGCTGGTCCGCTCAAGGATGCAGTAGCTGCTATCTTCAATTGGGATCGTGAATTACTTGAAGGTACTACTCACTATAGCAGAGAGTGGCGCGATACGGTTGATACTTGGTGGGCTGAACGTTTAAATATACAACATTTGACGCCACGTTTCGTATTGCAGCAATGGGGTACAGAAGTAGGACGCAGGGCGTTTCATGATGATATTTGGATCGCTAGCGTAGAGAATAAACTACGCACGATTAAAGATAATATTGTTATAAGTGACTGTCGTTTTCCTAATGAATTGCGTAGCATCAAAAACGCCGGGGGCATTACTATTAGGGTCAATAGAGGTCCCAACCCCGAATGGTATGATGCCGCACTTCAATATAATCGCGGTAACAAACACGCTAAGTCTATATTAGAGGAGTATAACATCCATGCTAGTGAATACAGCAGTGTTGGTCTTAATTATGATTACTATGTTGATAACAGCGGCACAGTAGACGAATTACATCGTAAGGTCGACTCAATAATCAACTTGTAAGTCACCGCGCTTCCAAGTCACTTCTTTGCGTTTAACCACTTCTACGCAATTCAAACATATAGTTCTTAAGTTAGATAATTTGTTATTTTTTAAGTCCCCGTCTATATAGAACACAGTCATTTGTGTAGGATATATGCTTTTAAATCCGCATATATCGCAATAGTTTTTCTTTTTATAACCTGACTTTTCCCAAGAAAACTGTTTGGACTTAAGTTTGGGTTTCTTTTTACCGCATTGGTCACATAAACTTCTATAATGTGTAACCCCCTCACGTATATAGTTTATAGCCCTATAATGCTTGTTACACTCTTTACACATTGGTCTAGTGATAGGCATAAAGATATTTAGTAAATAACCTTCGAAGGTTTGCTAATAGACGTTTTTTTCATATTTGTTATAAATAATATTAAGCATTTAGGGTTGTTACCCTCAAAATATAACATATAGGAAAAACGAACATGGCATTAACATCACCTGGCGTAGAAGTTACAATCATTGACCAAAGTCAATATCTTCCAGCCCAAACAGGATCAGTTCCGTTGGTTGTCTTTGCAACAGCGGCAAATAAAGCGAACCCTACAGATACAGGCGTAGCATTAGGTACAACAGCTGCGAATGCAGGAAAGTTATATCTAGTAACTAGTCAGCGTGATCTAGTATCTTTATACGGTAACCCATTCTTTTACACAACAACAAACGGTACTCCAATTCAAGGTTACGAATTAAACGAATATGGATTACTAGCTGCATATTCTGCACTAGGTGTGACAAATCGCGTGTATGCACTACGCGCCGATATTGATTTGGCAAGTTTAGTAGGTCAAACAGGACGTCCAGTAGGCGCTCCAGATGATGGCGCATATTGGTTAGATACAACTTTGACTAATTGGGGTATCTATGAATTTAATGCAACTACAGGTCAGTTCACACTTCAAGATCCTTTAGTTATAACAGATGCAGATAACGTAGTCAGTGGTCTTCCAGCAGGGTACTTAGGTTCTGTAGGATCATACGCTGTGATCGCATTGCAAACTACAGCGGTCCCAACAGCGACAACGGCTCAGCAATTTTTCTATAAGAATTCATTCAATGAATGGGTAGCATTGGACAGTAACGAATGGCATGATACAGTTCCTTCAATTACTGGTGCTAATTCAAATCCAGCATTAACAGCAGGACAAACTTTTGCCGTCACAATTACTGATCAAAACTTAAATCCACAAACAGCAACAATCACTGTTCCTGGACTTGGATCAAATAATGTAACAGGCGTTGCTGGTGCTATCAATGATTTGGGTTGGTCAAATCTATCAGCAGGAGTCAATTCAGCTGGACGTTTGTTAATTTATACAAAGAAAAGAGTAGATATTGCTGCAGGTACTGGTACAGTATTGACTGACCTAGGTATTACCGCAGGTGCATATTTCTCACCAAGCTTTTTCTTAGGTACAGCATCACAACAACCACTATGGCAGACAGGTCAATCACAACCACGTCCTAGCGGTTCTGTATGGATAAAGATAGGCGCAGCAGGTAACGGTTTTAATCCTGTAATGTCAGAGTATGACGGTACAGTAGATGCCTGGATCGCAAAAACTATCACTTTGGCTAATGGAGACGCAGCGGCTATCGACGCGCTAGATGCGACAGGTGGTCAAGCAATTCCAGCTGGCACGATTTATGCACAGTATTCATATAATTTTACTTTTGCTCCATGTCATCCAGGACCAATATATTTCTGGAAGCGTCTAGCAACAGGCCCAACTGTAGTGACTGGCACTAACACTAGCCCAAGTTTCGATGCAGGTCCATATACAGCATCAATCTTTATCACTACTCCAAACAGCACAGCTTGGTCAGGTCCTTATACAATGACTTTGGCAGATAATACTTTTGCTGAAGATTTCGTAGAAGCCTGGCAGTTAGCAAGCGTTCCTTACACAACGGCTGAAGTGACTACAGACGGTGCAATTCAAATCACTCATACATTGGGTGGATCAATTAGAATCAACGACATTGACGATACGACAGGTACTTCAAATGGATTGATGGCTGAAGCAGGATTTGTAGCTGGATCAACAGATGGTTGCAAACCAGGCTTTATCGAATTCACTAGTTTTGATGTCGCGCAAAGCAGCACTTCAGGTGCAGGTGCAGGGCTACAAATCTCAGTGGCTATCGCAATTGGTGACCAATATCTAGGGGGTGCAATCAACGCAGGTGGTACTGGTTATGTTGTAGGAGATACAGTAACTTTTGCAGGTACTGACTTGGGCGGCACATCAGCTAACGATCTAGAAATCGTAATTAATAATGTAGGCGCCGGCGGTGCTGTGCTTGGCTATGTATTCGGAAGCGGCGAACCAAACGTTCCTGATTATCATTACGAAGTTCAACTAAGTAATTGGGTAGAATTCAGCTATACAGCAAATGAAGGTGCCCCAACTGAAACTCCAGCAAATAATACTAATTGGTATTATAGTGTGACAGATGAAGTTGATGTCATGGTTAAAACTTCAACAGGTTGGAAAGGTTATCGTAACGTAAACTTTGATAGTAGCGGTTTCCCACTACCATCAGGTACAAACACAACTGATCCAAACGGTCCGCTTGTAAGCGCAAGTATACCAACTACACAATCAGACGGTACAGCATTAGCATATGGTGATTTGTGGGTAGATACCAGTGCTGAAGCACTTGAAAATTATCCAGTAATCAGCCGCTGGCAGAATGTTGACGGCGAAGATAAATGGGTATTGATCGATAATAGCGATCAAACAAGTTCAACTGGTATCGTATTTGCTGACGCTCGTTGGTCAAGCAATCAAAATACTATCAACCCAGCAAACGATCCAATTCCAACTATCAAATCATTGCTAACAAGCAATAATACTGATTTGGATGCCCCAGCAGCAAATTTATATCCAGTAGGATGTTTGTTGTTCAATACTCGTCGTAGCGGTAATAACGTAAAACAATATAGAAGCAACTACTTCAATGCTGTTTCATTCCCAGACGAAACATTGCCAACAATTCGCAGCACTTGGGTAAGTGTAAGTGGATTACAATCAAATGGCAGTCCTTACATGGGTCGCAAGGCACAACGTGCAATGGTAGTTGAATCACTACGCAGCGTATTAGCAACTAATACAGCGATACGTGATGAAGATAACTTCTTTAATCTAATGGCTACACCAAATTATCCTGAATGTCAGCCAAATATGATTGAAGTCAACGGTGCCCGCGGCGAGACTTGCTACATTTTAGGTGACACTCCAATGCGTCTACCAGAAAGTGCAACAGCAATTCAAGCATGGGCAACTAACGCAGCAGGTGCTACAAGCACAGGTGAAGCAGGATTAGTGACACGCAACACTTATATGGGCTTGTTCTATCCAAGTGGTCTAGCAACAGACTTAAGTGGTAACGAAGTAGCGGTTCCGGCAAGTCACATGATGCTACGCACATTCTTGCGCAACGATACAATCGCTTATCCTTGGTTCGCAGCTGCAGGTGTTCGTCGTGGTATCATCGATAATGCGTTAAGCATCGGTTATCTTGACAGCACGACTGGCGAGTTTATCACTACTAAGACAAGACTTGGTATTCGTGATACATTGTATGAAAACTTCATCAACCCACTAGTGTTCTTCACTGGTAACGGCTTGTTGAACTATGGTAACAAGACATCATTCAATAGCCAGAGCGCATTGGATAGAACTAACGTAGCAAGACTCGTTGCTTATATCCGTCGTCAATTGACTATCGCAGCAAGACCATTCGTATTTGAACCAAATGACACAACAACACGCCAAGAAATTTCAGGTGTAGTCGAGTCATTGATGATTGATCTAATTGCGAAGAGAGGTATCTATGATTACTTGGTTGTTTGCGATGAGTCAAACAACACACCAGCAAGAATAGATCGTAATGAGTTGTGGATCGACGTAGCAATTGAGCCAGTGAAGGCTGCTGAATTCATCTACATCCCAGTACGTATATTGAACACTGGTGAGATTGGAAATCAGGGATAATTAGAGTTATAAATAGAATTATGGAGAAATACTAAAATGGCTGCAATATCATTAAACAGAATGTCAGTTGCTGGTAGTGACGGAGGTTCTGGTAACCAAGGCTTATTAATGCCTAAACTACAATATCGCTTTAGAGTTAAGTTTCTAAACTTTGGCGTAGACACATTAGCAGGTTTAAGTCTTACTAGACAAATCGTTGACGTAGCAAGACCAACTGTACAGTTTGATCAGGTAACACTACCTGTTTACAACAGCACAGTAAAACTAGCTGGTAAGCATCAGTGGACAGACATCACATGCACGATTCGTGATGAAGCTACAGGTGAAGTTTCTAAGGCAGTTGGCCAGCAGTTACAAAAGCAATTAGACTTTATGGAACAGGCTTCAGCAGCAGCAGGTCAAGATTACAAGTTCCAAACTAATATTGAAATATTAGATGGTGGTAACGGCACTTCAGCACCAGTAGTACTAGAAACTTGGGAACTATATGGTTGCTGGTTACGTACAGCTAACTACCAACAGTTAAACTATGGCCAAAGTGATGCTGTAACTATTCAGTTAACAATTTGCTATGATAATGCATTGCAGACACCACTAGCAAGTGGCGTAGGCGCACCAATCGGCAGATTACTATCAGGTAGTTTGGCTAGCGGAGTCGGCACAGTAACCTGATATCAGGTAAATTAACCTAATGTCTTGGGGTGGATACAATAAAGGCTATTGGGCCGAACAATTGCAAAATGCCCTCGGTGCTTTCATAGGAACACCGGGGGCTCCTAGTGGGGCATATCTAAGAGATTTTCGCCATGCTGCAAAAACTTTTGTAAGCGACACTTATGCTCTCGCTCCTAAATTCAAGTTTCTTTTTCACACATATTTTAATATTAATCCAGCTGCTCTTGATTCAACGATGACAGCAAATTTTAGTAATTATGGATTATTAGTCAAAGATATAAGATTACCTAGCTATCGTTTTGCGACACATACACTAAATCAATATAATCGCAAAAGAATTGTTCAGACTAAGATCAATTACGATCCAGTAGAAATTACTTTTCATGATGATAACAGTAACGTTATAAACAAGTTGTGGTATGCATATTATACATATTATTATAAAGATGCTGCTAAACTATCAAAAAATCCAGGTAGTAACACAACTCAAAGCACACAAGCAGATTTTAATACAAGAAATACTTATAGTGATGATGCGCAAGGTAGTTTTGACTGGGGATATGTAGGCGAGATAAGCACAAATGCATCCGGCGCAAATACTAAAAAACCTTTTTTTAATAATATAACTGTGTATGGATTTAATCAACACCAATATATTGCTTATCAATTAATAAATCCAATGATTGCAAATTTTGCTCACGATTCTTATGATTACGATCAAGGTAACGGAGTGATGCAAAATCGTATGACTATAGAATACGAAACAGTGCAATATTACGAAGGTGCATTCAATGGTGAAACATTACCTAATATTGAGACAGGTAACTTTGCTGATGCAGCAAATTATGATAGAGAATTAAGTCCTATCACTGTTCCCGGAGCTAATGGCAAGATATTAGGTCAGGGTGGGTTCGTAGACGGTATAGGTGGTTTTGTAAATGCATTAGGCGATAAAAATATTTTAGGTGCCATAAAGATAGCAGGTGCCACTTATAACAATTATAAATCATATAATGCAAAAACCGCGCTTAAACAAGAAGCTGAAAATTTACTATTAGGCGCCTTAGGTCAGTTAAAAGTAGGACCTACAATACGTAATCAACAAACACAAACTCCTGTAAAACAAGAGACACCTACAAACAATGGTGCAGGTTCACCTACAATATCTAATGGTTCACAACCGGGCGTAGTAGGAGGAGATCCAACAGCAGGTTCTCAAGTACCTTCTACCACTTCACCGCGCCAACCTAGAGTAAGAGGACCAATCTAATGTTGTACGATATACAAAGACAAACACAAGAACAAACAGTAAAAATTTTTGATGCCTTTTACAAACAAAATACAGTTATTCCCACAAATCAATATGACTACGTTAAAAGTTATTTTGATAGCGTATGTGACACAAAACAAATAGCAGCAAATTTTACTGCTGTATTTTTTAGAATGGCAGAAGCGAACGGTATAGATGCTATGGTTTTGCTTGAAGAATTACAAGGTAGAGCAAAAACAAAAGTTGATTTAAGTCAAATAATGGCTTATTACTTTAACAGTTTCAAATCAAAGACTAGCTTATATGGATTAGCAGTAGTTCCTACTCCTAATCAGGCAGTAGCAAGAAACGTTGTATTATAATATGGCAAATTTTGCTCAAGGCAAATATCAGTGCAAAAACAAAGGTAAGTATATAGGCACTCATGTACCTAGATATCGCAGTGGTTGGGAATTAACATTTATGATGTTTTGTGACAATCATGATAGCGTGATATCTTGGGCCAGCGAATCTATACAGATACCCTATAGAAATCCACTGACCGGCAAATCCACAATTTATGTGCCGGATTTTTTTGTGCAATATCAAGATAAGCATGGAAGACAGAGGGCTGAACTTGTTGAAATAAAGCCCAAAAAGCAAAGCCTTATAGAAAGTAGAACAGCAAGTGCTAGAGATAGAGCAGCTGTAGCAGTAAACCATGCAAAATGGGCAGCAGCAACTGCCTATTGTAAGAAGGCAGGATTGACATTCAGAGTCATTACAGAGGACGATCTTTTCTATAAGAAGGGCAAAAGTTAAAATAAATACTTCATGACCAAAAAGTTAGAAGAGTTGTTTGAACTTGCAAGTGGTACTGAAGAAAGCAAAGACATAGAATTGCCCCCTGAAACACAAGAAGTTACAGAAACAGCACTTAACAATCTAGAAAAGATTGAGAACGCATTACCTCAGGTGCGTGGGTTAGAAGTAGCGGACCATGAGATGGACGATCTTGCTGACCTAGCCAAAAACAGTTATAAAGATTTGATGGATCTAGGTATGCAGGTCGATAGTCGCTACAGCAGCGAAATCTTTAATGTCGCAGGTACTATGTTAGGACATGCCATCACAGCAAAAACAGCAAAAGTACAGAAAAAATTAAAGATGATTGAGTTACAACTTAAGAAAGCAGGTCTTGATCAGAAACTTGCAAGTAAGGAAGAAAAGATCGAGGCTACCCCGTTAGGTGAAGGGAAAGTACTTGACCGTAATGAATTACTTAAGTCCTTGATAAGTAAAAACTGAAATTAGTGATAAATATTAGATACAGGATATACGTATGAAAAGCCTAAAACAATACATTGCTGAAAGTGTACATTTATATGATGTAACAATTAAAATTGCTGGAGAAATTGATAAAAATTTCATAGATTTGTTCATTCACAATCTAAAGAAGTTTGATCCAGCAACTCCAATCACACCTAAGACACTTCCTATCGCTAAAGATGCTTATGGTTTTCCAGGCTTAAGCAACGAACCAGTAACACTACTACGTTGCAAGTTCCGTTATCCTGCTACAGAACCAATGGTGCAACAGCTGGCACAACTATTAGGTTATAATGTAAATTATGTACGTTTAGTTGATAGCAAATATGACGACAGCATCAATAATGAAAGCGAACAGTATGCTAATCAGATGGAACATAGTCCTGTATTGACACATGAAGAGATGGAAGATGCGGGCGATGCAGCTAAAAAAGCAAATAAAGATTATAGTAATTCATATCTAGATAGCATCAAAGCACAAAGCAAGGATGGTTTCCAAGGCAAGGATATTCCTTATGATGCAAAGCGCACTCCAGACAGTTTCGATCCATTCAAGCCATACCTAGATGATAAATCAAAGGGCAACAAGAGCCCAATGACAAACATCACACGCCCTGCTAAACCAAAAACAGGCGCGATGGCGTAAGAGGTTTTATCATGGAATTTAAGAAATTTCTACAAATAGTTAATGAGGCTGAATCAACAGCCGAAAAAGATGATAAGGCCAAAAAGGCAGGCGAAGAAGTCACTAAGGATATTGAATATGACGAAGGTCATAAGGGTAGTGATGACGAGCGTGCTGAAAAGGCAGGCAAGAAAGTTGCTGCTGATATCAGATATGATGATAAGAAAAAGAAATCATTAAAAGAATATTTTGAAGAAACTGAACAAGAAATATTAAACGAAGGTCAGTTTCCTATTCCTGTAGTTGGTCCAGATAATAAACCAGTACCAGGACAAGCAGGATTTTTAAACGTGAATGTTCCTGGACAAGCAGGCGTAGCTGTCAATGATATGCTACGTAGATTAGGTGCAAGAGGTTTGAGCATCATACTTCCACCAAATAGAATTCAACAACAGCAACAACAAGCCGCACTAGCTGCTGCTAAAAGAGCATCAGTGCAAACATCAGGCAAGCAAGTTGCAGAAGATAGCATAGAAGAAGGCATCGACGATATATTAAAATTAGGTGCAAAATACGGCGACGATATCAGCAAACAATTTAAGAATTTTACTAGCGGATTTAAAAATCCACAAGGTGCAATGAATTTACCAAATCAATCATTCGCATCAAAAGCAGGTGCAGCAACATCAAGAGGCGGTCCTGCAATAGGAGCAGGCGCCGGCGCAGCAGGCATGGCTGCATTAGCGGGTGACGATAAACCTGCTGCAGATAATAAACCAGCAGCCGCAGCAGACAATAAACCAGCAGCGGTAGCTCCTGCTGCTCCATTTAAATCTAACGATCCTTTCGATCCAAATACAAGAGCGTTAAATGCCATAACAAAAAATGCAGGTGTTGATTCTAAACCATTAGCATTTAAGCCTTCTGTTACAATAAGACGTACAATAGATTCACAACCAAAGGCTACTGCCGAACCTGAAGCTCCTATTTCGCCAGTAGCTCCTGCAGCCGCTGCAGCAACAGCAGGTGGCATGAGTGATGAAGAGCGTTACGGTAAGGTAGGAGCAGAAATTCGTCGCCTCGGCGGTGATGAAGCATATAAGAATAGACCTAAAGATTATCAAGGTAATATTGATTACTTAAATAAATTAAGAACACAAAAAGCAGGAGACACCGCAGCTCCAACAGCTCCGGCAACTCCAGCAACTCCTGATCCTGCTGATGCACTTGAACCTGTAACTGTTACTGGTAAGCGCACTCAACCTAAAGATCAAGATAAACCAGGCGATGCAGAATTAGGCCGCCTATTAAATCTTGCCGGTGCTAATACATATGATGAATTAAACAATTATTTAAAAACCGGTAGCACACAGGCTCCTGCTCAACCAGCAGCACCTAAAGACGATACATTAGATCAATTACAAAAAGATGTTGATACTGTAAATCAAGAGCCAGTAGACGCAGCAGGTGATGTTGAACAACCATCAGAGCCAGCAGAAGAACCTGCAAAGGCAGATGTAAAAACAAGTTATCAAATCAGAGATCCAAATACTGGTAGAACTAGACCTGTATCAAAAGAAAAATATGACAGCATGGTTGGAAGAAATCAAATAGATGCTAATGTGCCTCTTGATTATGCATTCAAGGTAAGAAATCCTAGTGGGGAAATTGAAACAGTAACTTATAAAGATAACCCAGAAAGATGGTCACAAATAGCAAGTCAAAATGCAGGCGCAGTAGGTGATCTTAATACAAGATTAGGAGCACAATTAGGACCAAAAGAAAAAGAACCTGACGTTAAGGGTGATGGAAAGAGTTTATTTAGAAAACTTTTCAACATCGGAAAAGACGATCAGGGATACTATATGGGTAAAAAACGCGGTAAAGACAATGCTCCAGAAAAAGAACCTGCAGAAGAAATGCTAGATGAAGCTGAAAAACTAAAGGTTCAAATGGACAAGCGAGGAGGCGGAGTCATATATAATGCTTTCAAAAAAGATAAACCTGCTGATGTTGTAAAACCGACAGGCGAGTACAAAGACAAGTCTGTTGAAGAATTGAAATCCATGCTTGCTAAACTAAAGAAGTCTGGACCGCACGATGAAAATAGTCCACAAGCAAAGAAAATGCGTCAAATCAATTTTGCTTTAAGAGCGAAAGGTGGCTGGAAGAAAGGTGAAGGTGCAGCAATGAAAGAGGAACAACTTGATGAAAAAGCAAAGAATCCATATGCTATTGGTATGGCACAAGCTATGAAATCAAAAGGTGATAAACCACCATTAAAGAAGTCAACAATCACTAAGGCACATGATATTGCTAAGTCAATCAAAAAGAAAACTGACGAAGCAGAAATTCCGCATTCAGGTCCAGACTATGGTGCTGGATTAGGTGCGGGTCGTAAAGATAACGTATTAGAGGCAAAGCCGGATTTCTTAGACCTAGATAAAGATGGTAATAAGAAAGAATCAATGAAGAAGGCAGCAGCCGACAAAAAGAAAAAACAGGTAAAAGAATCTATGAGCAATCTATTAAAAGCAGCATATAGCGAAGGCTATGTACACGGTCTACGTGAGCAACCATGCCGCGTAAAACACTACGAAGATATGGAAGAAGCAAAGCATTACTTTGAAGGTTACAAATGTGGCCTAGAAGAATGCTATGGACTTGTTCCAGGACGTGGTTATGTTGATGAAGAAACATCACAAGATGTGGTAGACGACATGGCAAGTTTTGGCGCTGTCGATGAAAATACAAATCAAATGGCAGCAGTACCAGTTCAAAAGCCACAAGCACAACAGGTAAATACTTCAGCAACTAATCCTGCTCCGCAAGCAAATGTACCTGTGAAGCCAGTTGCTACTGCTATGCCGCAACAACCACAAATGAATGTAGGTGGCGTTGCTGCAACTAAACAAGATGGCTCATCAAACATGGGCGCTGTAATGCAAAGCCGTGCAAACTTAAGCAATATCGGCCAACAAGCCGCACAACAAACAAACGAAGATGATTTAGATGAAATGGACAAAGGTGATTGGTTGAAGCACAAAGCAAAAACTACACCAGGTGACACATTCAAAGCATTTGGTCAAACATTCAAAGATAAAGACGTTTCAGAAACATATGCATTTGAAGATTTAGAGAATCAATTAAGTGCGCTATTAACAGAAAGCAAAGTTGTTAATGAAGGTCTTTCTGTATCAATGTCAACCGGTCAACAAGGTAGTCCAGATAGCGTAAGCGTTACTGCAACAGACGGCGATAGCGAAAAACTATTAGCATTCATCAAGCAAGTGGGTCTAGGTGGTTTAGCAGATAAAGTAGAACCAATCGACACACCTGCTGAACCAGCAGTAGCAGTAGTCAGCGATTACGGCGCACCAAAATTTGGTGGTCATGATATGCCAAGCATGGATGACTTACTATCAAAACTAACAGGTATTGAATCACACGATCATGGTCACGATCATGGTGATGAAGAACATACTTGTAACGAGTGCGGCATGATGGAAAGTTCATCCGGTTGTGAAAAAAAAACTGAAGAAGTTTTAGAAACTACAATTGAAGCGCAAATAAAGTCAGATCAACTTGATGAGGCTGCACCAGCATTAGCAGCATTAGGCAGATTAGCAGGTCTAGCAGGTCGTGCTGCATTAGCAAATCCTGGCAAAACTGCAATGATAGCAAAACGTGCCGCAAATGCATTCAAAAAAGATAAAGAAGAAGTAGATGAAACCGAAACATTAGATCAGCGTGAATTTATGGTCGCTGAAGATGACGGTGAAGGCTATGAACAAAGCCAAGCAGATGCAGGCAAGATTGACAGCGCACTAGCATTAAGCGGCACATCAAAAGGTGGTGCAACTAATGAAGATGCGGGTGATGTCAATAGTTCTATGAAAGACATCATGTCAAAATTAGATGACATTGACAAGCCTGATAGTCCTGAAGCCGAAGTAGTTTCATTACCTGGTGCAGACAATCTAGGAAAAGGCGCTGATGGCATGCCAGAATTTGATGTAAAAAATCAATCAAGCAATACTTCATCATATGAAGTAGATGGCAAACAAGCTTCAAAAGCAGAATATGATAATGCTATGAAGAATTTCAAGATGCCAACAATGCCAACAATGCCGGATAATCTAGGTAATGATCCTTTTGATGTCCAGTTTAACCCTAAAGTTAGTGAGCCTCTTTCCACTGTGAAAGTTGGAGATAATAATTTTGCTGATATATACAAAAATATGACGGACAAGATGCGAGACAAAATCGCAGCCATGACACAAAATATGGGCGGAGCATTAGGTAAAATGGGTCAATCTTTCGGTAATATGGGCCAGGGAGATGAAAAATACATCACACTGCCTGGTGGATCAAAAGTGAATATGGCAGACTTTGATAAGTATGTTCTACCTCCTGTAGATGTAACATCAAAGAGAGCAACTCCAAAAGATCAAGACTTACCCGGTGACAGACAACTAGGTGATTTATTAAATCTATCAGGTGCTAATACATATGATGAATTAGCAAAATGGTTAAAGAACAGAGGTCGTCCGGAAGATTTACAACCTGTAACTATTCAGTCAAGAAAAAGAGATAATACTTCAACACCTCCTCCAACTGATGACATGTTGCAACCAGTACAAGTTACTGGAAAAAGAGTTCGTGAACCAAGTGAAAAGGACGTACTTGATACTCCGGCGTCGCCTATGACTGATATGGATAGTTTAAAGGCACAACTTGACGCAATGTTAAAGGGTATGCCTGGCATGGAAGGCGATAGTGATGAACTATTAAAGAGTGTCATGCAACAGACAAAACTTGACGAGTGGGCAAATGATGCAGGTCAAAAAGGCACAGATGCAGCATTCACACGCGATACTGATTTTATGACTCAGACTATCAGCGGTGGATTGAACAAGCCTAAATCAACAGGTCAAACTACAATACCTGTTATTGCTGGTCAAGAAGCAAGAGAAGGCGACGAAGATGTTAAAGCCTGGAAGAAACTAGCAGGTCTAGCAAAGTAATTTGTCGTTAATATAGTTAAAAATACCCGGCTAATCACCGGGTATTTTTTTTGGCAATTGCTTTGCTATAAAAACGATAAATACTATATTAAAGGATACTGGATAGATGGCACAGCAGAATATAGATTTCGGTAGTTTTCCCGATGATCCAGATGCAGATGCGATACGCACTGCGTTTGAAAAAGCACAAGAAAACTTTAATGAATTATATCAATTACAGACATCTAGCGGCGTCTTATCCATCAATCGTGCCAAAAAAGAGAAGGGCTTAACCGTAAATCCCACTTTTGGTAATGTTATCATCAGTAACGACTTTTATCAACTAAAAGTAAAAACACAAAGTTTAGGCGTAGGATTAACTCCAGGATCTGAATTAGATCAAATCATTATCGATTCAGGGTTGTCAAATCTATGGATTGATTTGCTTGACAATACAGTTATCAACGAATCACTAATTATAGGCAATATAAGCCCGGGCAATCCTAATGTCACAATTGCTAACGGCAATGTTGTAGCGACAAACAACATCACAGCAACAAACTTTTTCGGTAATGTAGGAAACCTAACTACTCTTAACGTTACAGGTAACATATTAGCAAATAACATAACTAGCAACGCTAATCTTGCTGTGGGTAATGTTATCACAGCTAATATTGCTAATATTTCTAATACTGTTAACGCGGCAAATATTAATGCTTCAAATGTTGTAAGCACTTCAAATTTAACTGTTACGAATACAGCCAATATTGCTACAGCAAATGTCACTGGATTATTGACAGCAGGAAACATAATATCCGGTAACGCAAATTTAGGCAATCTTGCTCAAGCAAATTTTGTCAATGCATCATCAGTCAGCGCAGGCAATGTACGCACTGATAACTTGTTATATGCAAATGGCCTGCCTTGGGATTTACAATATCCAGCTGGCGGCGCAGGTCAAATTCAATATAATGATGGTAGCAATAATTTTGCAGCAAGTCCTAATTTGATTTTTGATGCCGCTAATAGTAATTTAAATGTGACCGGTAATGTTAACGCAACATATTTTGTTGGTGACGGTGGCGGATTATCAAATCTATCTATCGGTAATATTACCGAAATTGAAAACGGTTCATCAAATATTCGCGTATACCCTAATAGTAATGTTACTATTTCAGTAAACGCACAACCAAACGTAGTACAATTTGGACAATTACAAACAACGTTTGCTACAGATATTCTCGCAAATGGTCATGTTGGATATATAGATGAAATTTATTTAAATGTTGAACTAACAACACCTAATTTACATGTGACTGGTGGCATAGCAAATTTAGGTTATGCTAATAAAGTTCAAATATTTGGTGGCGCATCAGGACAAGTATTAACCACAGACGGCATCGGAAATCTAACTTGGGGTATAGGTGGCATAGGCGCTACCGGCGCTACTGGTCCACAAGGCGCTACAGGTATAGGCGCTACCGGCGCTACTGGTCCACAAGGCGCTACAGGTCTCGGTGCTACTGGTGCTACTGGTGTTCCTGGAGCGACAGGTGTTCCTGGTGCTACTGGCGATAGATATTTCACAACAAGTAATACATCACTTACTATCGCTACCGGACCAGCAACATTGACAGTAGGTATAGGTTTAGCATACGCTACCGGTCAAGAAATTTCTATTGCGCATAGTTTAGCGCAACGTATGTTTGCTACTGTTGCCGCATATAACAGTGCAACAGGAGTGATGATAGTTAGCGTATCTAGTGTAGTAGGCACATTAGGTAATGTGTACAGTAGTTGGCAGGTAAATCTAGCTGGAGCGGCAGGTATACCTGGTAGCACAGGAGCGACTGGCGCTACTGGTGTAGCAGGTTTAGTTGAAGGACCTACTCAACCCGTAGATACAACTGTATTATGGTATGATACAAGTACACCTGGCATAGATGGTGTAGGTGCTACAGGTCTTACAGGTGCGACAGGTCCTTCAGGTGGCCCAACAGGAGCAACAGGTGCTACTGGTCCTGCATTGTCTAATGCTACTACTATCGATATAACAAATACAAATGGGTTAACAACAACATATTATCCTACATTTGTTGAGAACAGAACAACTAATCAGATTTTGCGTGGAGATGTTGATCTAACATATCGCACAGATACTAATACTCTGACGACAGAAAATATATCTTTAAGTGGTAATTACTTAAGAAGTGTAGCGACTGGTATTAGTGCTGCCGGATCAACACAAGGCACAGCGACAGCAATAACAAAAGATATAAACATTGTAAGCACAGTAAGTGCAGGGCAAGGTATTGTATTACCTACAGCAATTGCAGGTATGGTAATCATAGTTAATAATACAAGCGCGACAAGTTTAAACGTATATCCAGCAACAGGCGCAACGATTAATACGTTGTCGACCAACACAGCTTATACTCATGTAGCCGGTGCAAGTTTACAGTACTTTGCTGTAAGCGCGACACAGTGGTATACAGTCGGAGCAAGTTACGCATAACATATAGGTCAATAAATAGTAGAATATTATGGGTGTATTAAAATATTACGATAGTTTGACATCAACATGGTTACCGGCTATAGCCGGTGTTCAAGGCGCTACTGGCCCAACAGGTGGTACCTACACCCACGAACAATTAGTGGCAGCATCAGTTTGGACTGTAAATCATAATTTGGGAGAGCGATATCTTAACGTTGAAGTAATTGATAGTGCAAATCAAAATGTAAGCCCTCTTACTTATCCTACTATAAGCTTTTTAAATTCTAATACACTTACTATTACTTTTGCGTCACCGCAAACAGGATATGCCGCGATAAGTTATGGTGGCATGGGTGCTACTGGACCTATGCTTGATTATCAAACAAGCACAACAGCATCAATCAATCTAGAGATTCCGTCGACTATTTCTTGCACAGTAGATACCGGTTTACCCTACGTTGCCTTTCAAAATATTATTTTCATTGCTGACGGTGAGACAGACAAATATATGACTGGTGTAGTTCAGTCATATAATATAGCGACAGGTGCATTAGTTGTAAATGTGACAGGTGGACAGGGTAGTGGTACTGGTCCTTATACGCCTTGGACAGTCAATATATTTACGCCAATGGGTGCTACTGGTTTAACTGGTGCGACAGGCGCTACAGGTTTACAAGGTGCTACAGGTGCAGCTGGCGGCGCATACATCCACACACAAAGTTCGTCATCGACAACGTGGAACGTAACTCACAATCTCAACAGTTTATATGTAAACGTTGAACCAGTTGATAGCACTGGTAATAGTTTTGTAGGTAGATATGACTATCCTACAATTACATTCAATACGGCTAATACGCTTACATTGACATTCACAAGTTCAGTGACAGGTTATGCCGCTATATCAGCAGGTGGGCAAACTGGTGCGACCGGTAGTGGTGCTACTGGAGCGACAGGACTTACCGGTGCTACTGGTCCAAGCGGTGGACCAACAGGCGCGACTGGTGCAGGTAGTACAGGCGCGACAGGTATTCAAGGCCCGACTGGTGCTACAGGTGTTCAAGGTAGCACAGGTCCCGTAGGAAGTACTGGCCCAGAAGGTGCTACTGGAAGCACAGGGCCAATTGGTAGTACTGGTCCAATCGGTAGCACTGGACCTACCGGTGCTACTGGAAGCACAGGACCAATAGGTAGCACAGGTCCACAAGGTGCTACTGGCATAGCGGGACCTACTGGTGCTACTGGGCCACAAGGATTTAGCACATCAGCATTCAATTATAGAATAGAGGCTAGTGATATTACACCTCCACCAAATAGTGGTTTCATTGAATATAACAACGCTACACAGACATCATCAACAAATCTTTATATCAATCATCTAGATAACGACAATATTGATATCAGCATTTTCTTGAACTTATTACAAGCCACAGAAGTATTGACTATACAAGATAGCACTAATGCTGCTAATTTCCAACAATGGACTATTACTTCAGCGGTAACAAATAATGGAACATATCATACTATTCCTGTAACATTATTAGCGAGCGGTGGTACTGGTACATCAGGTTTCGCTAACAATCTCAATGTCATATTAGCATTGACAAATGGTGTGACTGGTGCGACTGGATTGACAGGTAGCACTGGTGCAACTGGCGTCATTGGACCAACTGGTGCGACTGGATTGACAGGTAGCACTGGACCCGAAGGTGCTACAGGTAGCACTGGACCAATAGGTAGCACTGGACCACAAGGAGCAACAGGACCTATAGGAGCGACGGGTAGCACAGGACCAGAAGGAGCAACAGGACCTATAGGTGCGACAGGTAGTGCAGGTGTTGCTGGTGGTTCTAATACACAAGTACAATTTAATGATGCTGGTTCATTTGGTGCAGATGCTAATCTAACATTCAATAAAACAATTGGTAGATTAAGTGCTACTCAATTAACCGGCACAGTAACAACAGCCGCACAGCCTAACATTACTAGTGTCGGTACGTTAACATCATTAACATCATCAGGTAATATCAGCGGCGCAAACGTCATAGCATCAGCATACCATATACGTTCAGTGGGTACAGGCATATCTGCCGCAGGTGGTAGTCAAGCCGGTGCTACTTTATTAACAAAAGAAATTAACGTGGTGAGTACTGTAGGTTCTGGTGAGGGAGTGCTTTTACAAACAGCAGTTGCAGGTATGACAATTATTATAACTAACAATGGTGTAAACCCACTTAGCGTGTATCCAGGAATAGGGGCACAAATAAATACGGGTGGTGCAAACGCTGCCTACTCACAACCGTCAGGTTCTACGTTGCAATTTGTAGCCATAGCAACTACGCAATGGTATACAGTTGGCGCAACTTATGCTTGAGGATAAAAATGAGTAATCCAATCACATGGGTTACAGCATCAGGTATCATCGGTGTATACCCTGCTGAAGTTGCTATGGTCTATCGTCTTGCTGCGATAGCAGAACTACCCTATACTATTACTAAATTTGAAATAATAAGCGGTAGTTTGCCAGAAGGACTTTCTTTTCGAAAAGACGGTAAAATTTCTGGAACTCCTCAAGTCATTACTAATGACATAAGTAGCGAATTTGTTGTTCGTGTAACCGCTAGTGATGGAACAAACACAGCATTTAAAGATAGAACATTCAGTATAACAATAACAGGAGAGGCAACTCCACTATTTACAACTCCTGAGGGACTGTTGTTTACTACGGAAGATAGCACATGGATTGAGTTTCCTATCGAATACTCTAATCCTATATCTACGAACGAAGTATTGATACGTGTATTGCAAGGTCAATTGCCTCCAGGATTAGAAATAAATGAATTTGGACTTATTCGCGGTTATCCGACTCCGCCTACGTCTCAAGTTAACTTGCCGGAAGTTGATACATCAGCATTTGCTTCCGACAACACAAATAATTCTATAACAGTGTTAAGCACTAATGATTTTGTCATCAATAGACCTATAGTTTTTACAGGAACAACTTTTGGCGGGATAGTTTCAGGAGACGTATATTATATTAAAAGTATTATCAACGCTACACAAATTACAATTTCTATAGCGCCAGGAGCTGATACTTTTATAGTAGATACAGCAGCAGGGTTCATGGATGTGACTTTGCCCGCGACATCAATAGGCAACCCGACTAAACGTCAGTATAACTTTACTCTTGATCTTTTGAGTGAAAAAGGCAACGACAGGGCATCATATGCTATAACAGTTGTAAATCAAAATTTGAGTCCCAGCCAGGGCGGTCCTGGTAAAGCAGTAGGCACAAGAATACCTACAATTTTAAATACAAGACCATCGACTTATGATATTGAATCCAATGAAATAGATTATGGTTATTATGTATTACCACCTGCAGGCTCTGTCAATCCCCCCGGCATTACTTATAATCCTACTCAAAATGCATACATAGGCGAATTTCAAAGCGACAATTTTTTTAGTTTTCATTTATTAGGTTATGATTTTGATGGTGAACAACTGAATTATATCATTGACGGACAGCCTCCTTGGTTGAACTATGATGGTACTACAGGATGGTTATACGGTAATCCTATCACCGCGCCTAACTCAATTGAAGAATATAGTTTTTTAGCTAGAACATTTAAAACTGTAGGACTTAGCACATATAATAGTGTTGACTTTAATTTTAGTTTTAAAGTTAGTAATGGAATTTCAGGCACTGTCAACTGGATAACAGACAGTGATTTAGGACAAATATATAATGCATCTTTAAGTTACTTTAAAGTTAAAGCAACATCTGATGTAGATTTAGAATATGTATTAGAATCAGGTTCATTGCCGCCTAATTTGACTTTACTTGATGACGGTGAAATAATAGGCATAGTAGCATATCAACCTAGTGACAATTACCAACTACAGAATGATTCAGCAACGTTTACTTTTAGTGTCACGGCAAAAGCAATTGATCCGGCTCTATCATCTTTTATAACTAGCACAAAAACATTCACGATAACTGTATATCAAGAATATAGCGAACCTACAGACAACTTATATATTAAATGCACTCCTACTGCTAAAGATAGAGACATCATAAGTTCATTATTAACTGATCCGGAACTAATACCAGAAGAATATTTGTATAGACCAATAGATCCAAATTTTGGTAAAGCTAAGAACGTGACCTATGCACATGCATATGGCATCAACTCTAGCAATCTTGCTGAGTATCTAGAAGCGGTCAAGAAAAATCATTATTGGAGAGATGTGACATTAGGACAGTTAAGCACTGCCGTCGCTAGAGATGAAAACAATAATATTATTTACGAAGTCGTATACAGCAATATCGTAGATAATCTAGCTGTATATGATCCTGAATTCGGCATTGATTATAGATACAGTACTAGCATACCAGAAGAAATATTTTGGCCAAGATTCATCGATTTAAATTTAGGACCTTGGTATACTACAAGCACAGAAATCTACACAAGCTTTATATTTAATCAAGAAGCTGAAATAATTACTAATTTCCGTGAGTATTCTTTGTTGACTCAAGACGGCATACCATTATTACTAAATGGCGGCATACCTACATTCTATACTAGTTTGACCCCAGGATATGCTAGAATATTATATCCTAATAGTTTAGATAACATGCGTTTACGTGTAGAGCAAGAGTTGGGGTCAAATAGTAATTTTAGATTATTACCATTATGGATGACTAGTCAACAGCGTGACGGCAATACATTAGGCTTTACTCCTGCTTGGGTGATAGCCTATACTAGACCTGCTGAATTAGTTAATGTGACATCAGTTCAAACGATAGGAAATGACACATTACAAATATATGCGGTTATAGTAGATGATGTTTCTAACCTAGTCGTAGGCAAACCAATCGTGTTCTCAGGTAATATTTTTGGAAATATCGTCAGCGGAGCAACTTATTATATCAAACAGATAGGAGCTCCGGGATATCCAAACGCTATTATTTTAAGTACTTCTAAAAATGGCATTACTTATAAATTGGTCACAGAGACCGGGAATATGTCTGGAGTGTTTGATCCAATTAGTTATGCTGAGATCATACAAGAACGCATTCAAACTGAATGGCCATTCACGCTTAATGAGATTGATTTTGAGATAGATAGATTCTCTGTCAATAAGCAAATCACATATAATTATGATACATTGCTTGCTACACCAACTTGGTCAGAATATCCTAGTGCTACACCACCACCTGATCCAGCCGATTCAAGTGATTTTTATGTGATATTCCCGAACAAGACTATTTTACCAAAATCTAGCCAATATAATTTATAGTAGGTATAGCGTATATAAATACATTATGGAATTTAACACATGAGTAGCATTAACACAAACAGCCTAGATGTCAATTACCCGATTCCTGGACAAAACAATAGTACACAGGGATTTCGTAACAATTTTGTTAATATCAAACAAAATCTTGACATTGCAGGCAGTGAAATAAGCGATTTACAAAATAAGGCAGTGTTAAAATCAGCATTAGCCAACACAGTCATAAACAATGACATGGCAAATACTCTAATTGCCAATGCGTCTACGCTTCAGTTTCGCGCTACTACATACAATTTAGGCAATGCCCTTGTAGGTAATGTGTTGATTGATTGTACTTTAGGAGACGTACAGTACGGTACATTGGCAGGTAATATCACATTAAATTTCGGTAGCTGGGCGCCTACAAATACAGAAGGACATGTAGAATTAAATTTAGCAAGAGCTAATGCTAATGTTGATGTTTATATATTTTTCCCAAGCGACACACCATTTAGAAGTATTGAATTGTTAGAAAATTATGTGCTAGCAAATAACACTCCTGCATTGACTTTCCCTTATGGTAGCACAAAAATTAACTTATTGCTCACAACAACAGATTGCGGAAATACAGTCGATATAACTCCAAGCAACAGACCATTTAAGAGTACATCAATACAATATGGTGTGCCTCCAAGCACAGGCAGATTGGGTGATACTAATGGCACGATATATGTTCCCGATAGCGTGAGCCAACTTAAAGTAACAAACACAACGACCGGTTCTGATATATTCACTACTGCCAATACAGCAACCTTATATACAGGTATGCCCTTACAGTTTACTGGTTCGGTATTCGGTGGTATTTCAACATCAAACACATATTATGTGAGAAACCTAGTATCAGGTACAACATTTACAGTATCAGATACGACGACATTAACAGCAAACGTAACTCTATCGACTTCATCAGGTAACATGTATTTAAATCCTATAAGCTACATATACGTTGCTGTTGATGATTATAGTGCTAATGCTATTAATAGAAGCATAACTAGCACTACTGGTCCAAATATAATTACTGTATCAGGTAGCACAGCGAATTTAGTTGTGAATTATCCGATTATTTTCATGACGGATGACCCTACAGGAAACTTAGCAGGTGTTGAGATCGGATATCCTTATTATATTAAGAGCGTTAGCGGTCCTAACATAACGATCAGCACAACTAGAAATAATGGTGTAGCAGGTCCTGAGTACCAAGGTATTACCTCAGTAACGTCAGGTAACGTAGACTTTGATTATACTGTCTATGATGGTCCGGACATCTTTCGCAGGATTCCACTACAGCCGTTCTAATTTATGGAACATCCTTTCGTAAACGATTTATCCAATAAAAGTTTAGAAGAACTTCAAACTGACATAAGTAATTTGTCGGCTAAACTAAACTTTGCGTATAGAGCGAATCACAGGCAACTTATAAACCAAATACAAATGGCTTTAGAAAGTTACCGTAATGCTTATACTAAAAAGATGGATGATTTAATTAAAAAGCAAAACATCACTACTCAAGTTGTTATCGACAAGAAATCCAAATGAACATACAAATAGAAAAAGATTTTACATTTATGACTGCCATTCACTTTGAATCAAAGTACATGGTAAATCTATATGAGATGAATGCAAAAATGGAAGTTTGTACTGAGGATGTGCGCGAACAAAACATCGCCATTGAACGTATGAATTACTTTCTTACAGGCCAAATCGAAGATGTCATATTTGTACAAAACACTGAAAAAGAAGCTATACAAAATTACACAAACGCTGGTATAAAAGTTTGCATAGTACCAGAAGAACCTTACGATCAGATAATAGGGATGTTACTTGTAAACAAATGTAATGCTATCATGGAAGGTAGGATAGTAATTACTGATATTACTTTTGGTAGTAAATTGAGTAATTTGATAAAATTTAACATACAAGGCGAGATCGCTAAACTTGAATACCCGGAAGATTCTTGGTATAATAAAAATACTCTAGCATTAGCAGATAAAAATAAAAAAGAAAAAATCGTGACCCTTTTTGATAAAAATAATTGGGCAGAACTAGAATTGACTTGGAAGCAGAAATAATTTAAAATATTTGAATGCACACAGACAAATATGGGCAAATCATCTTAAGTGAAGATGACATTTGCAATCTTTATCTAAACGATCCTACGCGACATTTCAAAACTATAATAACAGATAGCGATATTTTTATTCCTTCTATATTGGAACTTGAAAATATTCCAATACTTAAGAAAAGTTTTGATATCAATCTTTCTGTTGAAGAGTTTGATAAGATTAACCAAAACAATTGGTATATGCCTGAGTTCTATAAAAATTTAGACGTTGCACAATTCGTGCTAGATAAATGCAACAGTGAAGCCGAGTTACAGAGAGCAGGTGAAGAACTACTGTTATTTCAAGAACGTAACATGTTTGAACTTCTAAAATATCTTACATATCTGGTCGACACTATGCGACAGAACAAGATAGTTTGGGGAGTGGGTAGAGGTAGTAGTGTAAGTAGTTTTGTTTTGTATCTTATAGGTATTCATAAAATAAATAGTTTGTATTATGATTTGTCGATTGACGAATTTTTAAAGTGAGGCAAAATTTATGGCACAATATAGATCAGCGCAAGGCAAAGTAATTGACATGAATGCATTGATAGCAAAAAATGAAAAAGTAAGGGCTGTTGGCAACATGAAAGTTAATGCTAGAGGCGATACGATTGATAGCCAGGGCAAAGTTATAGTCCCAGTCACGCAAAAAGTGGGCGCTGCATATGAAGCGACAGTCGGGAATAGAAACGCGCAAGCGAAAAAGTCCAAATTACCTAAAACTAACTTGTCCAAAGAAGAAATTGAGTTAGAAGAATTCGATGAGTTAAACAAAGAAATCGAACAAATAAAGGCTAAGGAGAATAAAAAGTAATTTATGGCAAATATTAATCCATACAAAGTAGGGAAACTTAAAGCATTAGGAGATACAATCATTGTATCTGAAATGGAATTTAGTGAACGAATCAGCGCGGGTGGTATTATTCTACGCAATGATGACACTAAGAGCGCAGGTATCAGACCTCGTTGGGGTAAGGTATATGCTGTAGGACCCGAAGCAAAGGGTGTGAGTGTTGGACAATATATTTGCGTAAGTCATGGCCGTTGGACGCGCGGAGTCAAAATTGAAGATGAGAATGGAGAACAGACCATTCGCAAGGTTGACCCAAAAGACATTCTACTCGTAAGCGATGAGCCCGTTAACGATGCTACGATTAGTGATAAGGAAATCTAAACTGTTGACATTGTTCAATCGTTATAATAAACTGTTCGCATGAAAAATAATCTCTGGGTAGAAGCATACAGACCTAAAACTGTTGCCGAATATGTTTTTGTTGATCAAAAGCAAAAAGATATGGTAACAAACTGGATCAAGGACGAGAGTTTCCCTCATTTGTTATTGAGCGGAGATCCCGGCACAGGCAAGACAACGTTAGCAAGGGTCTTGATTCAAGAATTAGGTATTGAAGATTTCGACGTATTCGAAGTCAACGCATCACGCACAAGAGGCATTGATGTAATACGTGATCAAATAAACAGTTTCGTGCAGACTATGCCGTTCGGCAAGTTCAAGGTAGTGCTGTTAGACGAAGCGGACTACTTAACACCTCCGGCGCAAGCCGCCTTGAGAAATGATATGGAAGCGTATCACATGACAGTACGCTATATCCTGACTTGTAACTATGGGTACAAGATCATTCCTGCACTAAAGAGTCGCTGTCATGAGATGCATATCGCTAATACTGATATCACAGAATTCACAGCAAGAGCCGCCACAGTACTCGTAAGTGAAAACGTAGTGTTCGATCTAGATGTACTTGATACTTATGTACGTGCTACTTATCCAGACTTGCGTAAGTGCTTAAATCAATTACAAGTTAACAGTCAAACAGGAACACTACTTGCTCCGGATAACGCTACGTTTAGCGAAGATGCTTTATTGGTAAAAGCAACAGAATATTTTAAATCTGGTAATATTGTTGATGGCAGACAAACACTACAAGAATATATCAAAACATACCCTACAAGGGCTGAGGATATATACACTTGGATGTATGATAATCTAGATTTATGGGGTAAGGATAATCAAAGTAAAGATAATGCTATCATTACTATACGAAATGGTCTAGCAAATCTAACATTAGTGGGTATTCCTGAGATTGCTATCGCAGCAACTATGATTGAACTTACGTCATAAATAAACCTATGAGATATTTACTTATAACTTTTTATAGAAAACCGGGCGGTCAGATTGATGAACAAGCACGTTTTGTTAAACGTGTACGTAACAGTGATGTATCCATGAGCAATATTATAATGGATTATGGACTACGCAAGATTGAAAAATGTGTAGTAGAAGGAAATAAGTTAAACAAGTCTTTTGATGAATTAAACGACTATTATAAAAAAATCTATCCGCAAATGGTCAATCAACTTGAAAAAGAAGGACCTGAATTAGCGAAGCGTAAAGAAACGGGGAAATAAATTCCCCGTTTTTTATTAACGATATAAGTCTAGAACGTGTTCGATCATTCTATGTCGTCTTATATCTCTTGTCTCAAATTCACATACACCGATACCGTATACAGGATTCTCTTGTAATCTACTAGTTAAATCTAATAGACCATTGTCAGCGGTTCGTCTGTCGGTTTGTTCGATGTCACCCGTCACAACGATTTTGCTACCTTGAGCAATACGTGTCAATAGCATTTTAATTTGACTTGGCGTAGCATTTTGTGCCTCGTCAAGTATTATCCAACTGTTCTTAAAGTTTCTACCGCGGCAGAATGCTAGCGGAGTTATCTCAATGATTTGTTCATTTAACATGTGGACTAATTCTTTCATGCTATAGTATTCTTTCAATACATCTAACAATGGACGTACCCAAGGCTCCATCTTGCTGTTCAGATCACCAGGTAAAAATCCATGCTTCTCATCATCGACCGCTACCGCAGGTCTAGTCAATATGATCTTATCGCAGTCTCCGTTTCTTAGGGACTTGATCGCGGCTAGCATCGCTAAGTAAGTCTTACCGGTGCCAGCTGGACCGGATACAACTACGATGTCTAAGTCTCTGTCGATGAGTGATAGGATGTATTTTTCTTGATTGACTGACTGCGGTAGCAGTTCTATTGGTTTCCGTTGTCGTTTATAATTTTCTTGATTAAAGTCTATCGTTTCTGTAACGTAGAAGGGGTTTTTCTGATAATTTTTCATTTGATGATTTTGTTGTTCTTTTCTTAAAGCGCCCGTCTTTCTTTTGCTCAAGTGATGTCTCCTTTGTGAATGAGATAAATTGTCATCTCTTAAATATTTAAAGAGTTAACCTTCGCAATAATGACATAGTATTTGGCAAGATTTAATGCATAAATATAACACTGTTGTCCAATATCTTCCTTTATAATATCCCTGTTTTCTGATAAATACTCTATGACCACTAAAATTGCGGATAAATGGTTTGATGGAATAGATTTCGTTAGTATAGTAGACACTATCAAGGGTGTCATGACTAGTGACGGCACTATGTCTGTTTTACTTGATTTTGAGAGGGTATTAGATCAGTGTGATCTATACGCATTTAAAAATTGGATTAATGGCGAATTAGTTCAAGGCCCCGACACCGGACGTTATAATGTTTCATGTGTTTTC